GGCATCCTCCTCCACAGGAAATAGGTTAGCATACTCTTCATCAGTCAGAGTAAGATACTGAACATCAGCATCTTTATGTTCTTCGGCATACATTAGTTGATAGTGAGCAAAGCTACTTTCAGAAGTGCTGGCGTATTCTAAAAGACCATCAACAAGGCATAGGTAGTTCATTAGAGCACCTCCCAGTGTGCATCAGATTTGTCACCGAAACGATTAGTTCCAGTTCGTGTGCTTACCCAGAAAAAGTATTTGCGGTTTTCTGATGCCAAGAATAACTCACCACCAGTATCCTGCTCTACAATACAGTTAGGATTGCCTTCCATAGTGTTAGCCAATCTATTCTTGGCTTTGCTGGACTTTGGTTTTACTGTTACTTTTCTCATTTTGAATCTCCAGTTTCAGTTTGCGAATACCAGTAATAAAGTAAGCATAATCACGGGACTCGGTAACGATTTTCTCTTCACCACAGACGCCACACTTGCCCATCCAACTGGACGAACAACCGACTGAATAAACACCATAGGTGCTGCCACAGTCCTTACAACTGGTGCCTGCCTGCTCAAGTCGTTTGAGTAGTGCCTTCTTCTCTTTGAGAGTCATAGGGGTGTTTCAGATAAGAGTATTATAAGGCATCAAGACTCTTCAGTGTCTTCTGATGTGCCAGTTTCTAAAGTGCCTTTTATTTTACCCATCACCTCATCCATAGAATATGTTTCTACTTTACCAAGCTCAACGTCTTCTACCATTTGCATCAGGTGCTCAAGAAACTCTTTGGGATATACATCATCTTCGTTGAGTGATGCCCAGAACCAATCTCTACATTCTTCTTCGGGGTCATCTTCTTTCATAAGAGCATAGTTATCATAGTTGGAAGTCATTAGGTCAGACCAAATACGGAAAGTAGAACGAATGCTCTGCCATCCTGTCATCCAGCAATGACCGATCCAATACTCCCACCAGTTTAATTTAGTTTTCATCAGCACTCATCCATTTCAACATAATCAATCTGCTTTTCATCCACCTCCTTCATATAATCCCAGTTCCAAGTGCGGGAAATGAAATCAATATCAAACCCAAACTTATATCCCCAGAACAGAATACCCAGAGCAGTTCCACTACCAGAAGTAATCTGAAGATAGGGCCAAGATGCTTGGTCATTCCAACTTACAGAAACTTGAAGTAAACTTCTACGCTTAACAGTTAAAATTTGGACATACCATTCGTGCCCGAAGTCTTCACGATGCTTGAATTTAAATAGGTTCATTATTAGTATCCTCAAAGTCAAACCATTCGTATATAGAATTCATCGCAGCATCAACCACACAATCAACCACAGCATCTTGATGTGGATTCTCTATATGCTTATGAGCACGGGAATATCCATACCTGACACCCTCTTCCAGTGCCATTTCAAGAACTTTACGGAAGTTGGGTTTCATATCACTTGGAAAGCGACTTAACACCATTCATAACTTCTTGAAAGCGTTCGGCACGACTCTTGTGATGCTCCACATTTTCCTCAAGCACACCAACAATATCGTCCAGGACAACATCCAGAGACGCATCAGTATCAAAGTATTGTTGGATTGCTTCGGCAAGATACCGCCGCCGACTCCATTCCATACTATAGGGTTTGTAGTCCATAATCAGAGTGTATATGCGGGTATTATAAAGGTTTTTTCAGATATTGTCAATCTCTTGTTCGCCAATCGGTTTCGTCATCATCACGCTTAAACCAATCGTGTAGATCATCTGGACTATCAAAACCACGACGACCAAATCTTTCGTGACCCATCCCACCAATATCTAATGTATTGAGAAAGTCATCCATCTCATCCATTTCGGGATTTTCTGCTCTTCTTCTTGCCTGACGTAACATTGTAGCAGCAGAGCGATTTGCCTTTGCAAGTTTCTCTGCCCAGATCATATCTTCTAAACTTACTTCTTTATGAAGTACAATCTTCTCACAGATTGCTTCCAGTCTCAATCTGTACTGCGTAGAGAGCATATGTATTACCAGATGTAGTGTTATTTATTTTTATATTCGTCCATTAACTCTTTTGCGAGTTTCATATAACGACGCCACATTAGATATTTTACCACAGGATTGCGAGGATTGTTTAACAACCACCACTTTTGTTTCTCAAAGTTAGATTTTGCTAACTTTGTAAGATAATAAAAAGCAGTAGCGACACTATCATCCGTTGCGATAAAGTATGCCGCTACTGCAAATACAATAAACCAAGCGTAATAAGTCATCGTCTGATTGTTTTTAGATATTCTAACACTTGCTCACGAACTCCCATCAGTTCATTATAACATTTTTGATTGTGAGCACATTGGCGAAGGTCTTGGTCTGGTCTTAGAACTGATTCGATAAACAGGTCTAGACCACGATTCCATTTCACATCTTGAGATTCACCATCAGGAATGGGATTTTGGTCTTTCATTCGTTTCAACTTTGACAGGACAGATTGGAATAGTTCCTTTAATCGTTTGAATAATCTCCATCTTTTGTTGGTGCGTGAGTCCAACAGTTTTTGTAAGACGACCAATTAAAGAAATTGCTTCAGAACAACTGATGGTTGTTGCAAGTAACAAAGCAACCATAGGTTTCTCCTATTCTGTTACTATTTAATCATAGAAAATTCTCAAGAGATGAAGAACTTTTCTTTTTCTTTGAAGCGATTTGCTTTTGAATAAAAGTTTTGGCAGATGAGTATGAGTTAGCAGTATGAACCTGCTGTCCGTTGTGAATAATCACAAACTTATTGTTCCCATAAGGAACTGCTGCCCACATTCCATCTTTGGTCACATAACCAGAAGGGTCTGATGGTTTAGGATTCAGTAGTCCGTAGTTTGGAATGTTCACAGGAAAGTAGCAGTTGCGTTAAGAATTTTGGCATTAGGATGCTGTGCAGAAGCAACTTGCTTTGCCTCTTGAAGATTGTTGGCGTAGCATTCAAACCACCAAGTCTTGCCGCCGACATAGAGTTGCACTTTGTACTTCATCGAAAATCTCCTTGTGTATGAGTATTGTAGGGCAGAGTGATGGCAGAGTGAGAAAGAGTGTGCCAGTTTGAGAAGTGTCACACATCAGTTAATTTTTTATATCTTTTATACGATTTACAATGCCCGTTATGTAAGTTTATCATACAATTATGATTTAAATCATTTTCTTCACAATATTCTCTCAAATTGTCTATTTGTATTTTTTCACCACAGGGAGTTATATACCATCTTGTTTTAAGATTTTTCCCCCTTGTCCCTGTACTTATTTTTGAAAGGGTTTCTGCAGAGTGTTTTTTTCCATAGTTAGGGTTTCCCTTTCCAGAATACATTTTACTAAAATGTTCCTTAAGATGATCGGGACATTTTGTTCCCATTTTTGCCTCACTAATCTTTTTTCTGGTTTCTGCGTCATACACCTTCCCTTTATGCACCTTACTTATTAAGTGCCGAGTTCTTTGTGAAATATTGGAATTACCTTCACCACCATTACTAATATTGATAAGTATTCCTGTTCCCAAATCTTTTCTACCCAGAACGGCAATCATATACATTTCGTGCTTATATGCATCAATTTCATTATCAAAATGTTTTAATATTATAATTCTATCTCTATCTTTTGGAGTAAAACTCCCATTTCCTCTCCAATGTTCTGCATACATTCGTCTTTTTTGTCCCTTACCAATGTAATAAGGAGTTCTATCCTTCTTGCGAAGGTAAGCGTAAGTATAATACATTTGTGTCTTGGCGTGACTTATTAATATTTATACCATAAATGTGGGTCTTACGCAACTATATCCGCCAAGACACAAGTTGCTGCCCACTAAATTATCTATTAATTGTGGAAATACAAGGTTCCCCACGCTCAAAAATAGTATCAACGACCGCTTGAACTTTTTTAGCAGTAGTAATACCAGCGTTGGTATAGACTGGAATGACACAAAGAGCAAATGACTTTGTGTATTGTTGTAGTGCTCCAGGACGAATATAACCTTTATGCAGATTTTTTACATCATCGTGGTGAAGTCTTACAATTCTTCCAACACTCTGGGCAATTCCAATATAATCCATTGGACGCATAAAGATTACTGCCTCCAAACCAGAAACGGAAATACCCTCACAAATAATAGAGTGATGAATGACAATAAACTTCTTGGAATTGTCTTTTCCCCAAGCATTTAGCGTGTCAAAAAAGACTTCACGATTGACTTTCTTACCATCAATGATCGCACCAGTTTTACTGGTAATTACCATCCAAGAATAACCACGATTATTCAGTTCATTGCAAAAGTCGGTTTCGGCAATCAAACCCATAATTTGTTTTGTAGTTTTAGCACAAATCAAGACTTTACCGACCTGATAATCGTCAATTGTCTCAATCAAATTGTCTGCGTCACGGTCAAAAATAACTTGACGACCTTTAACCATAGGCAATTGCTTGACTTGAACTTTAGGCGGCACAATATATCCTCCACGAACCATTTCTGGACCAGATACATTTACAATAATAGAACCATAAACATCACCCCAATTCATACCAGGTTTATCTGGATTATTAGAATACTTGGGTGTTGCGGTATATGAATAAAACCTTTTTGCATTTTTTGAGAAATGCTCGACAGCAGGAAAAAAGTTCTTTTGAATAGAATTATGTGCTTCATCCAAATGAATAGTATCTACTTTTACATCAGCATCTACCAGACGCTGAAGAGAGTGATAAGTTGTAAAAATAAGTTTATGAAAAAACTTATTACTCTCTACCCACTGATGAATTGTAGAAGGACTTGTAGAAGATTGCCAATGTGTCTCTCCACTATGGCAGTGAAAAACTTTTGCATTTGTGATATACTCCAGATATTCGTGAGACAACTGCTCTGCCAAAAGAATGCGCGGAGAGACCACTACAACGGTCTGTGGGACCTCCAATTCAAATTGCCTTACAGTATCAGCAATACCAACCAAAGTCTTTCCAGCGCCCGTCACAGCGCATACAATGCCCCTATTGCAAGTATCAAGGGCATCCAGAGCAGTCTGTTGGTGGGGACGGAGTTGAATCACTGACCTCATTGCGTATAGGACTATTATAGCAGAAAACCGCCCCTGGTGCGACTCAGTGGACGGTTCTTAAAGTGTCCTAGAACCTTGTGTTCAACCTTAACAAAGATATTCTAGCAGTATTATTGGGTATTAGTCAAGTCCTTTAATAAATTATCAAACTTTCCATCCATCCAAGCATCATTAGATTCCTCCCACTTCTTCAATGGACAAGAATCTAAGGCAAATGTAGTCTTATATTCCAACATACACCCACATTCCTTACATCTAATCTGTTCAGAATCATAACGGTCACATTCCCTACAAATCTGCATTCTATTTTCTTTTACTTCTTCTGATACAATAAGTGCTTCACTTCTGAGAGCCTTTTTTACAATTTCAAAAGCAAATGAAGCAAGGTTTTTACCTTGCTCCGGTAACGAAGGATATTCCAAAGTCATTGATACAATCCTCTAATTGTGTTGCTATTTATTGTTCCTGTTACAGAGTAATTAGACCCAGCAATTGCTCTTCCTGCAACTCCACCGTTTCCAGCATTAGTTGTATTTTCACCAGAATTTCCCCACTCTCCACCACTTCCACCAGTTTCACCATTTGTTCCATCAGTTGCTCCACATCCACCACCAGCAGTTCCTGCAGTCCCCGATACACCCAATAAAGAACCTGATAAGTTGGTATATCCTCTTCCTGGACCACCATCTCCTCCAGATCCACCAGTTCCACCAGATGTAGAAGTATAATATACACAAACATTACGATAAAGACTTGCTCTACACGCATCATCACTACCTTCACAACACCTCAACCTATAAGTGCGTTCATAAGTTCCTATATTGCAAACTTGGTTTGTTGATGGTAAGCAATATTGATATTCGTCGTAATTTGTGCAAGTTCCACCACTTCCATTCGATCCATCAGATCCTTTTTCTCCTCCTCCTCCACCACCATAAATGTTTGCAGTTGACTCAACATTAACTACAAAATTTGAACCAGAAGTATTTGTAATGGAAAGAGCATCTCCACCATAAGAACCCCCAACTATAGCAGTTGTTCCACCAACACCTCCGGCACCATAAATGCCTCCAGACACAGCAATTGTTAAATTATATGCCGTAGAATTAAAGACGGCAGCAGGACTCAAGTAGCTATTAGATCCACAAGTTCCTGTTATATACATCCACTTTTTGATATTTTTGTTTAAATTTGAATTCCAACTTTGAGAATCAATATCAAAATTAATATCTGTACCAGTTTGTGTGATATAATAATACTTAATTGTATTTCTGAATTGAGAGAGTGCTAGATTGCTTGAAGCAGAAACAGAAGCATTTTCTGTAGCATTAGGAACAATTGGATTTGTATCAGTTATAATAGTATTCCTTCTTAATTCTGATGCACTGATAGAACCAGATCCAGATTCCTTAAAAATAGATCTTAAAGAACTAAATGAAATTGAACCAGAAGAAAAATATGGACCTGCTTTGGTTACGGTTGCGCTCATTTTTAGTACAGATCAATCCATTGGAATGTTAAACCGCTGTCAGTGCTTCCATAACCTTGATGTTTTTTGGTGTCTTT